TTTCATTTCACTTTTGCCGCATCGTTAAGTATTTTTACTACATCAGGTGAAATTTTGCACTCAGCATTTACTTTCACTTGAACTTCTTTAATCTTTTCTTGTATTACAACTTGTTGCTGCTTAATTGAATTGTTTTTATCTGTAAGTGCCTGACCTAGTTTGTCATTAGCATCTTTAGCTTTCTGTTCTGCAACTTTTACTTTTTCTTCAAACTTCTTGGCTTCTTCAATCCAAGATTTAGATGCAAACAAATAACCTTCAGCAAATATAGCAACAATTAACAATGGTAATGCAACTGTTTTAACAATTGCACCATAACTACTAATTACTGGAATTCTTGCGACTATTGAACCAAAAAAAGTACCAATGACACCTGCAATTAATGCAGCGTGAACAATGTAACTAATCCATGAGTTCAATAACCATAGTATCATTTATCTTGAGGCTTTCGAATAAACACAGCAAAAGGAACAACCTTTTTCTTATTGCGAAGATTCACACCAGGTTCGCCTTGTTTGCCAACACCCAGGCCAGCAATTTCTCCATTACCAACATTATTTACTGGTGATCCACCAACCATACCTACATCTTCACCCATTGCTCTTTGTAGGCCACGAATAGCAAAATCGTGGTGCTGAACATGTTTTGGTCCTGCCCAATCTTGTTTATGAGAACGTAATGTATCTCTTTCTTTTTTCAAAGACGATACTACTGTTTGTGTTTTAGTTACACCATGTTTTTTAACGAAATCACCATATGAACCCATGCCCATAGTTCTTTTGAATTCATCGTGAGCTGGCGTATCTTCTTTTAATTTTCGTGCTTCAATATCTTTTGTGAGCTTTTCGTGTTCGGCTTTAAGTTTTTCTTGCTCAGCTTTCCAGTAGTTTTGACGCTCTGTAGCATCATAACCACCTTTTTTTAAACCACTTAGCAATCTTGTTCTAGCTGTATTGTTTTTTATCATTTTTGTTCCAGCTGTATTGTTTTTGTTCTAGCTGTATTGTTTTTTATCATTTTATTTTTCTGAGTGCTTGTGCTACGATCATATCTACTGGAATATCTGAAGAAAGTATATCTTGCCCTTTAATACTTCTTATTACCTCAGGCATACAACTCAAAAACAAAAGATATGTTTTGAGTGCTGAATAATCATCTTTCGCCATCTTAAAAAATAATAATCGTGTTGCAACTTCAGGACCAAAGACATTATTTAAAACCACCAAGTGATTAATAACTAACTGCTCTCTTAATTCACCTAGTTTACGGTACCTTTTAAATAACCTTTTGAGGTAATTAAATCGCTTCATATCTTCTCTGAATTCACTCATTATGCAATTTGGCTTATCATAAGCTTTCATCGCATATATCATTATGTTTTCATTCGTCAAATCTTCAAAAGACATTATACTTGTTCTTCTTCGTCTTCCTCCTCACCATCTGATAAAAGTTCATCCATTCTCGCATCATCGCCTACTTCAGCAAAAAACTCATAATGACCTTCATCGGTGAGATAATATAAAATATAAATGTTTGTCGTTAAATTTTCTTGACCAAACTGTTCTATATCAAAAACAATTTCATCTCCTTCAGGATTAGCATCGTAAAGTGCTGGCATGTCAAAACTAAAACGATGCAGCACTTTACGAATTGCTTGTATACCACCTTCAGGAGAGAGAAAACTGCTATACAATTCATTTGTCAATCGATAGTTTATTTCCATACGAATTTTAGGGTTGTCAATAGCTGACGATCCTTCACCCGTAGGTTCATGCGCCTCGATTGCTTGGCCAGATTCAATACTGGCCAATTCTTCCATAAATTGTTTAAATTTCATTAATACAAACTATCACCATCGCCACGCATAGAACCCATAGCAACTAAAGTTTCTGTATGAACACGATTAGCACGACCACCCATTACTACTGTTATTGATGCATTGGAACCAGCAATTGTTGCTGTTGGCGTTGTTCTGTATCCTGTACCGCCATTGTTCAATTGAATCCGAACTAAAGCGCCGGTTGTGCCATCAAAATAAGCATAAGCATTAGCAGATGAACCGCCGCCGCCGGTAAATGTAACAGCAGCGTTTGTGCCAAATACACCGCTATTTGCTGATAATGAAGCGATTGGACCAGTTCCAACTTTACGAACTACCCATCCTGCGTGTTGTGGTTTTCCAAGGTTTGCAGCAGGTAAAAGTGCTTGTTCTGAAGCATCGATACCAAATACGCCGATAGCTTCACCAGCAATAAAAGCGTTGGTTTGTGTGTTTGCGTAATAGACCTGGGCATTTGCTGTAACTTGTGGTGTATTACCACCATAACCTGTCATAGCACTTTGCTTTGGTGCGTTATTCGCAGCGTCTAGATTTCCCCAAAGTGACATTGTTTCTCTCCTAAGAATTAAAATTTGATAATGTATTTATGCCTACACTCATTACTGAACTTTTGTTAATGTAGATGATAACTCAGGTTCTTTCTGAAAGGCATCATCAGAAGTACCTTTTTTCTTCTTCATAATATCTTTAACGATTGCAGCCTTTCGTGATTCTTCTTTGATAGGCTGTTTCTTCATCTTTTCTACTTGTTTCTGCATAGCAGAACGAGCAAGGTGCCGAGCAGTAGAATAACCTTTACCGTATTTGCCAGCAACTACACTTTGTTTTTTTGGTTTATCTGGTGTGAATGGTAAATTGTCAGTTTCTTCACTTACAGATTTCCAACCACCGCCCATGGCCTTGTATTTCTTTGCAGCCCAACCATTTGCATATGCTGAAGGATAAACATCAAACTTTGCTTTTGCTTGGGCTTTAGCCTGAGCCCATTTCTCTGGTGAGGTCGGAACATTCTTCTCATCAATCTGCTCAACTTCTTCTTGCCTCATTAATCTGTATGAACTAGCAAAACTTTTTTCTTTTTGTGAAAGTGGTTTTCCCATTTTTGCTTTTCCTACAACAAATTTGTAGTAAGTATGATGATCATCTTTTGGTGCTAATGATTTAAATTTATCATCAGGTTTCTTTTCATCTTCTTGTATCTCTGTTTCTTCACTCATTTCAGCAGTCAAATAATTTGCTACAGTTGAAATGTAATCTTCTGCTTTAGTAATCTTAGATTGAACCCATTCTGGCAAATTATCAGCATCTTCAATCATATCGTGCAATTTCTTTGCATTGGCCATAATAGAACGCAAATCAGATTTGGCCATATCGCCTTCTTGGTCATATTCACCAATATCAAATTTATCTTTGATTGCTTCATTCATATCTGTTTCCTCTTTATTCATTTTTGCCATTTTATCACGAGCTTGTAAAGCAGTCGATGTAGATAATCCTTTCATACGGCGTTTCATAATGTTTTTAGCAATATCACCGTATTCGCCGCCAGTATGTTTTGCGAGTGATTTAACATCAGCACGAGCTTTTGTTTGATATTCTTTATGTGCTTGTGCTGAAATCTCATCAATTTGTTCCACATCTTCTTTTGCTAGTCGTTTCGTGGCACTTTTAATACCTTCAATTCGTTTATCACCCTCGGCACTTTTTTTCATTGCGGAAGTAACCTGTTTAGTGAATCTATACATATTAGCAGCGGCATCTTTTTTTGATTTTACACTATCTGCGGCCTTGTCAATATAAGAAGCAAGCGTGGCTTTTTTAAGTTCATCAATTTGCTCTGTTTCTTCTTTGAAACCTTTTTTCTTAAAGTTATCAAATTGTTTTGTGGTTGCTTTGACCACACCAGAAAATCTTTTGTCGGCCTTTGCAGTATTACCTTCTTTATCTGCCTTAGTAGAATCAGCTGCAGCTTTATCTTTATAACGATCCAAAAGTTCAGTAGATAACTCTGTGATATTTTTTTGTTTATATGATTTCATAGGTTCTCTATTTGGTTTATCTGTTAGTGTTGATTGTGCTGAGCCAGCCACTTGTTCTGTAGTGCCATCAATATCTTCTTTCATTTCTTTACGGCGTTGTTCATTACTCTTGACATTTGGATGGTCAGCATTTTTATAAGGTGTTTTTCTAAAACCTTCTTTATCATAGTTGCCAGATTTCTTTTTAGAAATAGCAGTAGCTGCAGCAATAGCCGCAGCATTTGCTTCTTTTACACAAGATCCTTTTGCATATGCTTTCTTACCTGGTGTTGGTTTGTAACCAGGCCAACACCTTTCCTTCAAAGAAACGTTAGCACTATCAGAAGTTGTTCTTGGTGATGCCGTTGCTTTATTTGCTACCATATGACGAACGGTAGGTTTAAACCTACCTTTCTCTCGGTGTTGCTCGCTGAAAACTTCAGACAACTTTTTCATTTCAGTCTTTCTTAGCCATTTTTGTTGCTGTGGCATACATTACATTTTTTGCACGCTCACCATAACGCTCTTTAAAACCAGACATTTTCTTTTTCATTGATTTAACAATTTCTTCTTTTTTGCTTGCTTCTGGTTTTGTAAGTGTGCGCTCTTCAATATCAATTTGTTCTACACCATTAATTACATTCGCATCAAGAACTTCAATTTCTTCTTGTTTTACTGCTTGAACAGATGCTTTAGCAACATCAGCTTTTTCTTTACCTTCAGATTTTGCTTGAGCTTTTTTAATTTCTTTGTTAAATTCTTCTTCTGTAGGTTCTTCAGCAATTACAGCAAGGCCATGCTCTTTGTATGCAGCAAGCATTTCAGAGAAGGTCATTGATTTTTCTTCTTGCTCAACTTCTTCTTTGTTCATTAAAGCTTTAGCTCTTTTAGCCTGTGTATAATGTTGAGTTGCTTCAGCATCTTTAGCATAAATTTTTGCTGATTTTTCTTTAGGTACAGGAACAGTCGTATTGGTATTTCTAATGGTTTCCATTTTTCCTTTTGCTTCATCACCTTTTTGTTTGTGATAAGAAGCAATTTGTGGAAGTTTTCCTTTACCCACCAATTCTTCAATCTGCTCAACTTCTTCTTTCTTTACTTCTTTTTTAGCACGAAGCAGTTTAAAGTCGTGAGCATCAACCTTGTTGTTTTTGTTGGCATCAATTTTATGTTGATTGCCTTTAAGCTCTTCTTCCAACATTTTTGGCTCTTGTTTAGCAGATTCACCAGCCAAAATTTTGGCAACTGCATCTGCAACATTTCTTGTTTTTTGGTTGTTAAATTGCATTTTTTTCTCCTAAGTTTTTAATAAATTTCTCGCCATTGAAGTCCAACTCCAACATTGGTGGATGCTGAACTTATGTTTTCTACTGAAATTATATAAATTTCTGAATTGGTACTGTCAAAATTCTGAACAATAAAATTCTTTCTGGATAGAGCGCCAGGTGAAGCCTGTCCAGTAGTTGCAACAGATTTACCACCTTGTGTGGCAGCTGCTACATAACCGTTACCTAGTTCTTCACCATTAATAAATGCTGTTGCTGTTGCATTGAATTCTACACCACTATTTGCATTTACTGATGACCAAGAGCCGTCGGTTAAGTAACCCCCATTAGGTAATTTAATAATACGATATTTGATGTTTTCTGCTGTAGTAAAAACATTAGTGGTTTCTAATTTTACTGACATTCTATTATGTGGATAACCACCAAATGTATTCTTTAAACGAATTGCTAAAAGTGGTAATACTGCATTTGCTGCCATTGTTCTCATTGTTGGTGATGTTGCGCCCCAATCTTGGCCAACCTCACGATACCCACCTTCTGCCATAACTGTTGAGCAAATTTGGTCCATAAAACCACCAGTTGTTGCTCCAGTATTAAAAATTTCACAACGAACTGGTAAATTGGGGTGGCTCATGTAAACAGTTTCTAAATTATTACTATTATAAAATTCGTGAGCAGTAACAAATTTTCCATCGTGAACAAATCCACAACGAACACGACCCACACCTAACCATTGAAAATCTGTAAAGAAAATCTGCGTTTTGGTAATATCTAAGTTAAAATATGATGGTCCTGTTCCATCACACTTGTCTATATTCCATTGTGATTGCGGTATCTTTCGTGCATCACTAATTGTTCCGCTGGTGTCGGTTCGAATACATAAACTTAGTGTACCATTGCCAGATTGTTCAAAAAATATCCCATTGTTAGCATCAAAATAACCAGTTCTTTTTGTTACATTAGCAGTATTGCCATAAAAGTTAATTGTTGTTTTAATTAACTGACTTTTACCTGGCATATATTGATGATACAATTTTGTTTGATGTATCGCACTAGCCGTTGGTGATGTGTTTGTTGTTAATCTAGCGCAAGCTTGGTTTGTTTGAAATGTAATCGTACCGCCATTTGCAGTAATGTCTAAAAAGTTTGGATCAATACCATATAGGTGTTTATAATCACCTAATGTAAATGCATCTGAAATACGCAAACGACCAAAAGCATCAACTTGACCATTCGTATACATCACTGGTACAGGATTAAAATCGTTAATTAGTTGACCTTGGTTGTTAGCCAGCATCATCACTTCATAGTGAGATGATATTCTAGAATCTAACGATTGGGTTTCAACACGCCATTGGGCCATATTTTAACAGTTCCACTTTCTTAGTGCTTTGTTGATACGGCTATCTGGATCATTCGCAGTTTTAGCAGAAGTCAGGCGCTTCTTCATTCCGCCCATCCGAGCACAAAATGATTTACGGCGATTGGCTGACTTTGAACCTGGTTTTAATTTTGATGGCTTTGTTGTAACTGCCATAGAAAGTTTTGAACCTGGATTTTCACGGCGATACGATTCAATGCCTTTACGATTCAAACCGCCAGATTCAGATTTACCTTCTTTGCGTTGCCAGGCAGCAACTTCATCTAAGGCTTCTTCCGTGATAAATGATTTAAACGATTTCATCCTATTGGCCTCTTTGCTTTAAATGTTTTAATGTTGATACCTTTTTGTTTCAATACATTATCATTAAAATCACTCATTGATGTAGCATCTTCACCACCAGCACCAATTGCTTCTTCAAATGGTTTTTTATTCTGTTTTGTTTTCAATGACGGCCTTTGTGCATTTTCTCCACCTGCCGACAAAGATAAACCAGGTTCAATGCCTTTGTCAATTGATTCTTTTACTTTTTCTTTTTGGCGGGAGCGGATTTGCCCGAGCGTGATTTTTGGGGTTGGGGTTTCTTTGTTGGTGCCTTGGATTTCAATGCCGGTGCCTTTGGCGTACTCGTTGGCGCTGGTGAGCTCGGTGTAACCTTCTGAGATAAGTTGTCTGCTCTCTCCTGTGCTACTCTGGTTGATCCGTCTAGCGGATGAGTTTGACTCTCTGATTTGCCAAAAAGGTTTTTGATTAGATTCAACATCTTCATTCTCCTCATTTATTTTAATAACATAGCCATTTTTATAGGGCATGACTGTACCATTACTTGTATGTGCTTCTCTTGCAGCTGCGGCACGAAGCATAAATGTTCTTACTTTACCACTTTTATCTTTTAGAAGTTTAATTTCTTTTTTCTTTTCTTCTTCTAATTCAATTTCATCGATTCGGGTACCAAGCAACAAAAGGTTTAACGATGAAGAATCAGACAACTGATATGATTCAGATAATTTACCTTTGCCAAAGTTAGATACATTAATTGGTGCACCTTTACGCTCTGGATCTGGATCATGTCGGCGTTTGGCAGAAACAGCAGATGCTCGTTCTTTTTTACTCAATTTAGCACGCTTTTCATTTGACATGCATTTTGGTTTTGCTTCGCCTGGTTCACGAGCACATGGGCCAATTGCTTCGCCTTTGCTGTTGATTCTTTTCCATCCACCTTTTGGATGTTTTGGATCAAACCATTGGCGCAAATCTTCGGTGAACACTTCTTCAAATTCTTCATTGACACCTTTCTTTGGTGTACCAGATGAACCTGATACAGGAATATTTGGTTGCTGAGGCTCTTCTCTTTGAACTTCTACCAATTTATCGTGTATTGAACGATGTGTTACTTTGCCATTACGACCATAACGACCAAAACCATAATACTGTAATCCCATCTTGCGGGCTTCTTCAGCTGCAGCAGAATCGGCATGAGGCGCTTGCTCAGCACCTTCTTTTGGCACTGGCAATTTATCAGACAAATCTAATTCGTGTGCTACCCACAATGATGCTGCTTCTGATTTTGGTGGCTCTGCTACAAATTGTTGGACATTTTTAAACAACTCTGTCATTTCATCTTTTTTAGATTTAACAACATCAGGTGAAGCAGTTCTTAAATCTTCTGAGTTATCAAATTCAACATAACGGTCACCAAACATTTTTGCTAATTCTGGTCTTGCGTTTTGTACTGCTTCCCATTTTTGTCGGCGAATATCTTCTGGTACAGTTCTGCCGCCTCTTTGTCCTCTTTCAACATTTCTTTGTGCTGATACTTCATTATCAGTATTAACCATAATCATTGAAGTATCGTAGCCAATTTCTTCTAAACGGTCTTTAATACGACCAATCTTTTCATGGTCATCACCTGTACCATTAATAATAAGACCATTACGACCCATTAGTGCTAAACGCTGGCGCAACTCGGTCATATTTTTGGCTTTGCCACGAACCGTATCACGTTTTTCTTTTTCTGATTCAGGCATTGTTTTATCAAGGCCTTCTTTGTCCATCAAAAACTCTAATGCTTTATCTGAATTAATTTCTGTGAGGCCATGGCCATCGAGTGTATTGCTAAGAACATAATCTTTACCAGAACCAGGACCGCCTGCAAGAAAAACTGCTTTAAAAATGGCCTTATCATGCACACCTTCAATAAGCAATTCTTGGAAATCTTCGTTTACATCTTCGTTCATTCCCATGCCTTTGCGAACATGGTTAAACATTTCTTTTGCATGAGCATCAGTCATCGCTGAAGGAACACCTTTGCGAAATTCTTTGTAATTGCCATTTGAAGCATGCTCACGCATTTTACTTGCTGACATACCTTCTACACCTTCGGCATCTGGATCACGCTCACCAGCTGAATGAACTTCAATGTGTTTGAAATTAAAAGAACCGTGTGGACCTTTTACGCCGTTGTATTTGTGGAGAAGTTTGTGATATTCTTCGGCACGGTCTGAACCGCCAACCATGTGGAAATGTGTTACACCTTGTTTGTGTAATTTTGCGGCTTGTGCTAGAAAATTTGGTGCAGATGCGTCAGATGCAGATACATTGACGCCAGGAAAAGCACGTTTGGCGTGCTTTAATTTTTGTGCGGGAGAAAGAGGATTTTTCTTTGGATCTTGTGAGTGCGAAACAACGATATGTGCAGAACCACCAACTTTTTTGGCAATTTCTTGTACCTTGTTGACAAGTTTTTCATGGCCAACTGTGATTGGGTTCATACGCCCAAAGGCCATTACTGCATGTTTTTCTTTCTGCTCTAGCAGAAAATCGCTAAATTTCATATCTCTCCCGCCTCTACAGCGTTACATTGATATGCTATTTATATCTTTAATCAGTTCTAAATGACACCCAACCCTCATTGATTTTAGGAACTGAGTCTGGTTGCATGACTATTCTTGACATTCCTATCTCCATAGGAATCTTTTCGCCAACATTGCCTTTATCAAAAACAATGATAGAATCGTACACAGACATACATTTAACATTACGAGTGAAATAATCAGGCTCTTTCTGGCCTCTAGCATGATCTGCATTGATACTATCAATCATGCCTTTTGCGACATTATTAATAGATTCTGGTTCTTTAATACTTCCACCATGAGAATCCCAATATGCTGCATGAGTATCTTCAATGAAGTAAATGCCTTCATCTGCCAATTTTGGAAATAAAAATTGAAATGTTTTATTTACATGAGCAACATGGTGTGACCCATCATCGATAATTAAATCAAATGTGCCAAATTCATCAATTAAACTCTGTAAAAACTTTTCGTCTGTTTGATCGCCAATTCGAATATTGATACCTTCTTGTTCATGTTCTTTACACAATGGATTAATATCAATACCAACAATCGTGGCTTCTGGAAAATAATAACGCCACATTTCCAAAGAACCGCCATTTAGAATACCAATCTCTAACATCTTAATTGGTTTATTACGAATAGGCGTAAAATGTTTTTCATAAATTGGAAAATAGTGTTTCCATTTTGTAATCTTCTTACCTTTATTGGTTGTAAAATAGTTCCACAATTCCATTAGTATCTCTCCGTTTCACCTGAGCCAGCAACAATACCAGCACATTTTATTCTATCAAATTCAACAACATGTTTTTTATCTAAGCACAAATAATGTGCGTGTTCCGTGTCAATGCCATGTGACATAACATTACTTATCATTGGCCCTATTGTCTGCAAATAATTGTCTAACAGAGATGGACAAAAAGAAAACAATCGTGTGATGTACAGATGGTCAGTAATGCTTGTTTTTCTTTCTGGTGACATCCATGAAGGCAAAGATTTTTTAAAAACATATTTGCCAAATTTATTATTATATTCAGTAATATCAAAATCTTCTTCTAACAATGATCTTGCAGAAAACTTAAATATTCTTTTAACTCCGTGTAAGAAACCCATCAATTCGGGATTGTTTTTGAATTGTATAAGTGTGTTCAATAACAGCAAAAGTTCAGCTTCACTTTTTCTACCTGCTAGTGCAAAAGATTTAATTTCGGGATGGCTAGTAAACCAAAGAGCTTGACAGTATTTACCAATCAACTCTTTTGTTTCTTTAGGTACATTTTCAGGTGAACCATCAACAAAAAGAACAGCAGCATCAGGAACTTTATCTCTAAGATTATCCAATGTTGCAATAGTTTGTTCTAATCGTTCTTTTTCTCCAACTACGCCAATTTTAGCATTTAAAGCTGAAGTGATGATGAATAAATTTCTAGTTGGTATTATTGATGCCATTCTATATCCGGAAAAAGTTTAATTGTTTTATATTCCACATTTTGCTGACTATCACAAATAAATGCAATAAGTTTAGCAATTTCTTTTGGATCTAAAAGTTTTGTCAAATCATCGTGAAAATCAGAACCACTCCATAATGGAGTATTAATGCCTCCAGGATGAATGCTTGTCACTTTTATTTTTCTTTTCTGTAATTCTTTACTTAATACACCAGCAAATCCAGTAAGTCCATGTTTTGAAGCACAGTAAATAGATTGATTTTCCAATTCTTCTAAACCTGCTACAGAATTGATGAAGATTATTCTACTTGGTTCTTTCATTAAAGGCAACAGATATTTGGTGACATAAATTGACCCCTTCAAATTAGTGTCAATAATTCTATCGATTATATTTAATTCTGTATTTTCAAAGTCGATATATTCAAAATCAGCTGAGTTATTAATTAATAAATCAATTTTATCTTTAACATCATACTGAACTAAAACTTTAATTAAATCAGGATTAGTAATATCACATTCTAAATGACGATAATAATGGTGTCTAATAACTGAAGAAGTTCTAGACATACCATAAACTTTCCAACCAATTGAGATTAGATGTTTTGCGATTTCTAGGCCTAAACCACTTGTTGTTCCAGTTATAAATGCTGTTTTCATAATTCTTCAAAAATTGCTATTGCTTTTTCTATGTCTTTGTCAGTCAAATCGTTTATAAATTTATAATTGCCAATACCAATTGGTATAGGAATATATTGATTACCGTTGCGATGCTTCATTGTATCAGATAATGACTTTTTAAGCAAGTCAATATTGGTAAAATCGTTATGGAAAGTAGGCAATCTTAACTTTCCTGCAACATTGAAAATGCGCTTGGCGATTTCTCTATTGATATGCCCACGGCTATACGAAATGCAAGCAGAAAATAAACAATCCAACACAACCGCTTCGCCGTGTAATAAGTTTGGTATATTTGCCATTTCTATAATTGGACTAAAAGTGTGGCCATAATCTACACAACGGTCTAGCTTTTTCTCCCATAGATTTGGTGCTAATTCATCAATCATACCAGAAATGGCAAGATTAATAACACGAACAGGAACAGCACCAAACTGAAACTTCTCATTGATAAGTTGATCATAATTTTCTTCCAATAATACAAATAATTCTTCAGATTTAATAACTGCAAGTTTAAAAATTTCTGCAATCCCGTTTATAATTTCTCTCTCGTCTTGTGTTTTAATAAACTTTTTATCTATGAGAGTAGCAATTGGTGGATAATATGCACCAATGCGATTGCGTCTTTCAAAATGATTTGCAGCTACTTTTACACCAACTGAAGCATCTACAATGGCTAAAAGAGTTGTTGGTATCTTGATGTATGGAATACCTCGGCGGTAGATACTACAACAAAAACCAACCAAATCAAGTAAAACACCGCCGCCAATTACAATTATTGGCTCTCGGCGTAGAACGCCTTCATCTTCAAAAAATTTCAATATTTCGTTAGTATGTTGCCAATCCTTATTAGCTTCAGTTGCATCAATAATATACAAACGACAATCAATCTTTAGAGTTTTAAAGTAATTTGATATTTTTTCAGAATATAATTTATAAACATTCTTATCTACCACAACAATTCTACGGTCACCTGTTCCATAGGACAATAAATCATGATTGGTTGGATCAAATATATTGTTTGAATAGTGAATTGTAAAAGATACAGGCAAAGTAGCACTAACTTGCCAAGTTCTTTTTGAATTGTTAAAATCGACTAATAAATCATTCATACGAAAATTTTATTAAATAGGTTACAAGCGTGAAGATAAAAATACTTAGCGTGATCATAGTTACCAGCTGCACACTTAAATGGCAACATACGAATGAATTGTGTTGCTTCTAAAACCTCTACAATTTTATTTGTTCTTGATTCTATCAATTCAGAAGTGAACAATTCATTGAACTTTCTAAAATTATCTGACGGTTGATTAGCATTACACCAAACTTTAGAATCTTCTACATTAATTGTTTGACTATTAAAATGTTCGTATAAGCTGTGTGAGCTTTGTAACACCATCGAATAATCTAAAAACCTACTGTCAATAATACTTTCTTCATATGGGTCAACAAATACAATCATATCATCAACAAAAGAATATAAAGTATTTTCTAATGTTGGATTGCCATGAATACATTCCTCATTAATCAAATTCATTTCTGAAAAAAAGTTTCGTAATTCATCCATAAAATTAGTAATGCCATGAACAATTTCACCATTTAATTCATACGTTCCATGACAATAGAATTTATTAAACTCAATGAACTTATTTGCATCGATGAGTTTTTGTTCAACTTCTTCTTTAAAATAAAGTAAAGCTGCACCAGAATTTGGCACATAATCAATACGATGCAGTTCTTTAAAAGCATTCCATAAAGCGTGATTAATTTTCTTTAATTCATGCTCAGACAAATCACGACCAGAAAAAATGGTGTATAGGTCAGAATAACCATCCATGTATTGTAAATCAAAGTATGCATCATCTTTTTCATAAGACACATTCAATACTTTTGGAAACAATCTAGGAAATTCTGTGCTATATCTTTGAAGTTTTTTTAGTTGAGAATACCAACGAACATAACCGTATTCTCTATTTTCTTTTAGAGATACAGTTTTTCTTATGAATTTCTTATTGTCCTGTTCAATTAAGTATGTTGAACTTAATGAACCGCCTTTTAGTTTTGTCTGCCTACTATCGACCATTTTGCTATTTCTAATCCATATTCTTGTGGTGAACCAAGAACAATAGTTTCTTCTCGGTTGTTCAATTCATTTGTTACAATAAGTTTTCTATCATTCAACATGAGTGCTAAAACATCAGCGATATACATTTCTGATTTGGTAAAATCTTTTTGTAATTTGTTGAAGTATTCTTGATACATTTCAGCCGTCTTAAAACAATACAAACCAGAACTTGCAAAAGGAGAAATAGGATTCTTTTCTACAATTTCTATGACCCTATCTCCTTCTTTCTTTACATAAGAATACTTAGGATTATTTGCAATAAACACATCAACAAAAGCATCGGCTGTTTTTAACATTTCTATGATGTGATTAAAATTTCTAAATGTTAAATGTGTGTCTGCATTGTGAACAAAAATTGGTTCATTACTTTTTGCGATAGTAGAACCAATGTATGCAGTATGTGCCTGACCGTTTGTATCTCCGATATAGTGAATATTAGTTTCGTCTAAACCAATATGTTTAATTGCGTCAACTAAACTTTTTCTAAAATATAAATCTCTTTTGTTTGCTAATAATATAATGTTTGTGAATTTATGTCTTGTTTGAAATTCATTAATAATTGAATGAATGATGCAGCTGCCACGCCAAGGTAACAAATATTTTGGCATATCAAAACCAACATCATGAAATCTGGTGTTTAGACCAGCCATGCAAATAATTAACGAGCCCATTGTTCAAAATCCTCACGCAATAAAGAATGCCATGTGCCATTGTAAGGGCCTGGTGGAAATGGATGTTCAATATTACAATAAACCAAGTTTTCTCCAACCATATTAAAATGTTTCCAATTTTCACTCATCAAATCTTCACACATCATTTGCGTACCACGATCATAGTGATAATCAATAAAATCAAAAGCCTTTGCATATTTGTTCATATTTTCTGACGATGAAAAAGCAAATTGATCGTTACCAAAATCTCTTTGTGGTGTCATGCGACAATTTGGAATATAAAGTTTACTATTGTCCAATTCAGTAAAAGGTATTGTAGCATTGATAGCAAAATCAAAACGAGAACGTATGACCCAATCGAAAGTAATAGAGTTTTCTTCTTCATAAATGGTTTTTAATTCATTACATTTTTTAATAGCATATAACTGTGCATATGTTGATAATGCTGGATTTTTTACTTTCCAATTAGGTTGCGGTGGAGGAACTCTTGTATATTTTGATAAGTCTGGATTAATCGGTTCTTCAACCATCATCGCTTCAGGCTTATAAAGTTCAAAAGCTTTTTTTGTTTCTGGTGATTCCCATGTGTGTATAAAAACAGTTACATCATTATTGTTAATGATGTTTTGTTTATGGTATTCATATCCTTTTTCTACACAACGAGGTTGACCTGTAATACATAATGCAATTTTAGCCATATTTTGCCTCTAATATTTTTTTCCAATTAGGAATTCTATCATATTGATGAACAATTGTAAAGGGTATCCCGGTAGATGTTGTAACAATATCATCATTTATTTTTGGCTCGGCTTCAATTAAAAATGGTCTGAATTGTTCAATCTTTGTTGGGTCTCCTGTTGTACCAAGTTGTGCAGCCCAAGCATCTTCTGACCGCAAATACACCGAGGTTTCTTTATATGGCGACATTGAAATCATAAAGTTAAATGTGGATTGGTCACAAATAGGAATTGGTTTGCCTTGTGTAGAAACAAAGATATTACAAATCAAATCACGAACAGCATGACCACGACCAGCAAGAACACCCACATTATAAATTTCATTGTCTTTAAATTTACTGTAAATGAATTCACCAAAAGTTTGAAGCAGATTTTCGTTGCCCCATGGTTCATCTTTGTAATACATGCTTTCAGAAGCAAACATTAGATTTTTATCGTCTGTTAAAGCTTTTTCCATGTAATCAATTGGATTTTGTTGAAAGACAACATCTTTCACATCGGTAGTAACAACATACCGATATTCGTTCTGTGAAAGTAAATTATAGATGTGCAGAAATCTTTCCACATGCGGTGCTCGACCTGTTTGTGGATAAGTTAGATTACCTTGGGAATCTTGTTGGAAACCTACGACTTTAAAACCGGCATCAGAAACTTTTTTTACCGTATCTTTGTCGCAATTCATTAGGATCAGGACTTTATCGCCTTCAAATCCTGATTTATTGATTGAGTTAACCCAATACTTTAAAACATTCCAGTCATAGTTACTGGCACCACCAATTATCAAATCTTTCATAACAACCCCATTGTGTATTAATTACTTATGCTTGCTATAATCCTTAAATCGTTTAATTTCTTGGCCTGGAGTTCCGTTCTGATAATTTCGCCGTAATGTATCTGTTCCCCATTGACCTGCACCAGCAACAGGCAATATGTCTGGATTTGGTGATTTTTTTTCTTCACTTACACTTTTATGGAGTTTTACATTGGTAACAGATTGAATATGTTTCCAAGCGCCTCGTGTATCTTTATTCTTTAGATGTTGTTGAAGCTTTTTCTTTTGTTCTTCGTTGGCCTTTTGATGAAACTTAAACATTTCCATCGCACCAATATTGCCAACATAAGCGGCTTCATCTACCTTGCTTTTAAACATTAGCCCCTCGTCAACTTTAATATTTTTTGCATTTGTTTTTCAATGATTGGTCCACGATTTGGCCAATGAATGTATGGTTGACTAGCAGACTTATATAGATTAGTTAGAAAAGGCATAATAATTTTTTCTACTTGATCTAGCCTTGCTTTGTATTCTTCTACTGTTTCATCTTTTTCAGCGATGACTGCTTCATATTCGGCCTCATCAACCGCAGTAAAGCCAAAATCATCTTCACCATATTCTTTGAGAATGTCGTTGATATTGTAAGTCATTATTTGTCCCAATTCTTTGCTGCATTAAAGTTTGCTTGACTAAATTCTAAACGGTCAACCAATTTAACTGCATTACCTTTTAATCTATCTACCGCAACAAAACCTTCTGGTGCAGTAATTCTAAAACCATCATCTGTTTTTACAAATGTGCCAATTGATTTGACTGTTTCTAACTTGCGAACAATCATTAGTTTTGCATCTACTAATAAATTTTGTAAATCAAAGATGGATCGTAATTGTGCTGCGTTTTGGCGAAAGAATCGCATGAGTTCTGTTTTGGCAGCAATTCGTTTTCTCTTTGTTTCTTCTTTCTTTACATCAGCAATATCTTTATTTAGCTTCGCCTCGACCCAGCGAATCAATTCTAATGTGTGCTGATTTGTATTACTAATCTTTTTACCTTCACGCACTTTAGCATTGTTGAAGGTTTTAATATAAGTTTTAATTACTTCATTTGAAGAAATGCGATTTAATACCATAGAGTTGATATTTTGAAATGTGCGACCTGCTAAAGAAAGAATTGTGGTAAGTTGTTTTGTTTCTTCGTCTGTGAATGTAGCAGAACCAGAAGTGTCTACAAATGAAGCATCACGGAACCAAACATCTTTGGTGTTCGTAAGACCTCCAAGGTCAACATTAAAAGAAGCCTTCATATCTTGCATCTTTTTACCTGTGTATGATGTATGAAACACCACACCAATTTGTGCATCTAGCATTGAACGAGCCAATTTTATATCAGAAGGCACCGCATAAACAATCGTATTTGGTTGAAATGTTATGTATGATTCACCACCAATAACTTGCTTCTTAATATCACCTTTTGTAAACATCATATCACCTTGCAAGACACCTTTGATGCCAAGTTTTGGCAGATAACGCAAGGCTACTTTGAGTTTTTGATTGAGGCCTTCTGTTGGATGATTATTGTCAATATCTTCATCTGTATAGTTTAATTTTGGATTGACATTGAATACGCCTTTGGTGCCAACAAAAAATTTACCATTCTCAGGATTAACACCAGCAAAAATAGCAGGTGCGCCATCCCATTTGGTCGTAACATTTACTTTTGATTCGGCATTACCTGCCAACATATTGCGAAGTGATTGTAGAAAGTTAATGGCAGACCTGGCACCGGACACACCAAAGTTTAGAACTTCATCCTCAATATGCTCGAGGTGAACATTCTTACCTTCTTTACCTTCTGTTAAGTATTCTGTGAAATTCATTAGCTATACTTTATAAAAATACTACTGTTTTTTGTAGCAGATGAAGCATATTCAAAAATGTATTTACAAAAATCATCTTCTTTTTTAGATTGCAATACCGCATATACTAAACTAATTCCAAGATATTTGGACATCCACCAAGTTTTATCTTTTCTATGACCAGCTTTTGCCTGCATTATTAAACTATCTAAACTATCTTTAGATTTTGACAAGTATTTGAACATTGTAGCAAATTCTTTAAAATCAGAATCTTTTGGGTTTTCAATTGGTGCTTGATTTGGTTGTGTCAATTTGGTCCTAGGAACTCCAGATTCTATAGCACCAGACATTATAATTCCTCCACCAATTTTTCCGCCGGCGGCACTTTTACCTTTAATTTCTCCTTGCCAAGAAGATGGTTGTGGTCTACTAGAAAAATTACGAAACTGAATTTCGCCATCAACGCCTTCTGATTTATATTGTATATAAATGTCTTTTGAATCAAACATATTTGCGCCGAGTTTTATTCCTCTAAACTGTGCTATGAGTGGTTTACCGTTATTAAAAATTTTAGAATGTGCTTCAGTTGCTTTAGGATCTAACTTTTTTAAAGAAATACCAATCAAATTAGTTTTTGCAAACTCATCATAAATGTAACGGTTATAATCTCTAAGTGTTGGCCATTCTTCTTTCAATCTAAAATCTTTTTTGGCCATCCAAATATCAGCAGGATTCCATTTATCATCACCAGTAATGCCACTATCTTTTTTAAATTTTCTCCATTGATTGTAAATAGAATCTACAAATCGGCCGCCACGATAAAATTTAAATCTTTTTCCTGTCTTAGCGCCAGGCACTTCTTCGAAAATTTTATTTGCTGTTTTTATAATGCTAAGAAACCATTTTTCATCAAGACCTTTCATACATTGTTTTAATGTTCTATCGCAATCAGCATCAGCGATTGTTCTTTCTGTAACCTGAGATATATCACCAAGAGGTTTACCATAATGTTGTCTAGTTGCACAAGCATATGCTTGCATAGATTCTGCTAATGCGGTTACTTCTGCACCAGCACCAGATTGACTTGAATTATCAGTATTGACTTTAGTAGGAATTTTCATATTCATGTATTTATCCTACCACGACTATCTGATAATGTCAATCTCCTTATCACCAGTCCAAACTTCTATCTCCGTTCTCAGTCGATTTTCTGTCTGAAGTGTTGTAAATCTACTACAAGCCTTCTTTTTCCACCACTCTACGATGTTTTTCAGGTGGTGTTTATCGTAGTTTTCTTTGTCTGGTACAAGTTTGTCTGTCTTTCCAAGAACAACGTCTTTAAAGTTGGAAAATCCATAGTTTGAATAATAGTATCGTTTTCTTTCAGTCAAACCTTTGGCCTTTTCAATAGTGTTCATAAACAAGTCATAATCACTTTTATGATTCTTTAATGCTGATTTGGTCATAGCAATAATTGTGGTACTAATTTTAAGTTTACGACTACTTGCATCAGCAGGAACAAACTCGCCTACAATATCTTCAACATAGTTTTTCAAATCTTCATAAGGTTTGCCGTGCATCATTGGTAGAAAATTAGATTCAGTTACACCGCCAAATCGTAAATAAGGTTTCATACCATCATACTGTGATACGGCTTTTGTGGTGCCATACAAACTGGTAGTTTCAAACAAGCAAGTATTCATATTATATTTTTTGTTCAGCATCTCTCTTACTTCATGTGAACAACAAATGCCAGCAAGTAACTTTCCACCAAGATAATTGAAACCAAAAGGCTGTGCTGGCACAATAACAAATCCCATACCTGAAGCCCGATTGAAAGCCTTTGTTGTTTCTAGTTCGTTTGTCATTACACAACCAAGAAGTTCATTTCTTGGCTTCATCATAATTGTTGGAGAACCAAGACGAATAAAACCAACCCACTTTTTCGTTTTCTTTTCCATTACAGCAAGGCGTATATTTCGGCCAGGACTACTAAGATTGTTGTGTGATGAAATTATATCCAAATATAACTGCCATCTTGCTGATTCCAATTCAACAACTTCAAACTCCATGTCTTGTGGGTTTATAGTGAAATCATCAAATAAATCTGCTTCAGGTCCACAACCAGGCAAAGCAAAAGGCAACTCAGCAAGAGAGTTTAGTTTTTGCTCACGCATATACTCATCGATGCGATTGAAATCACCAAAGTAATCTTCAAAGACCTTAGCACAATGTAAGGCCTGATCGTAATTCAAACTCATACTTTTAAGCCGCCAAAGTTACGATTAAATTTACCTTCACGATTACCAAATGTATTAATTGGGCCTGGATCTTCATCTTGACCAGAATCAGTAATGCCTTGCTGAGCAGTTTCTTCTACATCATACAATCTCATCTTAGACCTATCAACACCGACAACAAATCGTTTGAAGGCATTTGGATCAGAATAACGATTCTTCAATTGCTTAACAAGTATTTGATTCAGGCTTTCTAGTTCTTCATTTGTAATTAAAGCAAACATAAAATCGGCAGTTGCAGGCAGACCAAATGATTCACTTGTATCTTCCAAACCAGGATCAGAATTGGTGAAACCACTTCTTGTTGTTTGTGTCGCAGAAACAATTGGTAGATTATTTTCTACAGCAAGACCACGGAGTTCTTCAGCAATTGATTTGATATATGTGTAACTGTTTACATTACCGCCAGGTTTGATTCGAGCAGAGGCACAGATGTTCAAATAATCAATAAAGATAATATCTGGTTTAAATGATTTCTTCAATGCAAGTTCATTCAACAAAGCACGAAAATGTAACGAAGAAGCTCCAGCTGTAGGATATTCTTTGATGATTAACTTACCATGTGTTTTTACTTTTAGGCTTTCAAACTTACGTTCATAATCATTCTTACTCATGGTATGTAATTCATTAAAATCGACATTGAGCAAGTTCGCATCAATTCTTTCTGCAATCTTTTCTTCGGCCATTTCCATGGTAATATACAAAACATTATGGCCTTGAGATAAACAACTACCGGCCATATGGCACATAAACAATGATTTACCAACACCAGTACCAGCAAGTGCGATGTTCAAAGTTTTAACAGGCAAGCCGCCTTTTGTAATCTTATTGAAAATATCCAAATCAAAGCGAACACGGCTTTCTACACGATGATAGAAATCATATCGGTCATCAAAGTCTTGCATATAATCGTGGCCGACATTACTATCAAAAGAAATACCAAGAGCATCACTCAATAACTTTGGTATTTCTCCTTTGCTTCTTTTAGATTGTTTGTCATCCAGAATATGGACAGATTCCATGATGGCATTGTAGATGGCTTTATCTTGGCAAAATTTTTCTGTTTGCTCAGAAATCCATGCCAGTTCTACTGTTTCATCTTTGGTTTCTTTGATTGCATTGAGGAGTTCAATCGCCGACTTAACTTGTGGTTCAGTTAGCGATTTACTTTCGGTGAGATTAATTACAAGTGCTTCGTGTGATGGAAGGTTTTTGTATTTGTTGGTAAACTCAAAAACTTCTTTAAAAACAATTCGTTCAGCATCATCACTAAAATAATCAGAACGAATAAAAGGAATTACTTTACGGGTAAATGCCTCATTGTAAATTAAATTCTTCAGTATCGTCTGTTCCAGCCTCGTCATCTAATTCTTTCTTTTTCAGAATGTTATTATCAAAAATAGACACTAATATGTCACCCATCATTGTATCAAATTTTTTATTTGATTGCAAGTCTTTAAATTCAAATTTACCTGGATCATCCAAAAAATAATCAAATTTAATTCTTGGAGGATCTTCTTCTACAACCTCAATCGTACCATAATGATATAGCACACCTTCAAATTTTCCTTTTAATATACGAATAGAGGTTACTTTGTCAACACCGTCTGCATCAACAAATCCGTAATCTTCACCTTCAACAGGCCATTTTTTTTCAGGCGACAGTTTCATCTTGTTCTTCTTCCTGTAAAATAGATCCAAAAGAAATGGAGTATTTCTGTTTAATAAACTCTTTAAACTTCTTATCGTTTAGAATGTCTTTCCAAAATTCTTTAGAGTTGGTATCCGATTCACGCAATTTAGCACCAAGTTCTCCAGTTTTCTGGTCAACTTTTGCATACCAACCCGCCGATGGTTTCTGAACAAAATTACCTTCCAATGCAATCTCTAATAGACCTGAATATTTTTGAATACCGCCATCAAAAGATACTGTGACAGGAATCTTAGATTTCTCACGCACATAGCGAGATTTTTCAACATTGATAATGAAATTATAACCAGTAAGTTCACCAGCAGTTTTTTCTTGCTGACGACCAAGAATCCAAATCGTATCAGCTGAGTAATAAGAACCTGTGCCGCCGCCAACAATATCTTTAGGAAACATACCAATCTCTTTGTATGTGTGATTAACAACGATCATTGGCACATCTTTGATTGTGAGATGTGGTGTAATCATACGAAATAACGATTTGATTTGTTTAGCACGGGTCATGTCTGCAACAGATTTACCTTCAAGCGAATCTTCAACTTCTTTGCGTGATGCCAAATTACCAATTGAATCAATGACAATAATCACTTTGTCATCTTTGTCGAGGCCTTGTAACTGATTCATAATGTCATGTTTCAGTTCTTCAATATCGGTGATTGGTGTATGCAATACTTTGTTCATATCAATATTGAATGTTTCAAAGTATTTTTGTGGAGTGCCAAACTCTGAATCATAAAACAAAACAACCGCATCTTTATATTTCTTTTGATAGGAAGATGCCATCAAAAGAGCAAATGCCGTTTTGAAGTGTTTAGATGGGCCTGCCAACATTGTAAGACCTGGTGTAAGGCCGCCATCTAATTGACCCGATAGTGCCACATTAACCATTGGCACATCAGTTGGTATCATATCCTTTTCATTGAAGAATTTGGATTTAGCAAGAATAGACGAATCTTTAATCGTTGTATTCTTTTTCAATTTATCTAATAAACTCATGTTAAAATGAACCTCCGTCAAGTCGTGTAATTTTTTCTTTGGGTATAATTTCGTTTGAAGTTGTATCTAAGTACGGCTTAAATGGTACATCATTTTCAGGCTGCTTGTCAAGCTTTTCTTCTCTTTTAAAGGTAAACTTTGGCCAATTTATTTTTTTTTCGTGCGGTTTTAATTTGCGGTATGTTTGTTGGGCAGCAATCAACAATAAAACGGCAAGTGGATCAAATACAAAAATAATTGTAATAATTACTGATCTTACAGCTTTATCTATGAATGATGGATCTTCCTTATCATAGAACAGTTCGGCGATGTATTTGATAGGACCAATTTCTGCCGCCAATTTGTTTTCTTCCGCCATCAGAGGTAGTTTTTGTTCAGAAAGTTTCTTCAACTCTGCTTGTGTAGCACGAATATCTCGGTCAACCCTTGGAGTAATTTTTTCTGGATCAGAAGCTTGTTTCAACAAATAATTTAATCTTTCACGAGCAATCTTTTCCTGTGCTTCAACTGTTCTTAGTTGAACCGTATTGGCACCAAGAGTTACATTTGATTCTAAGTGAGCTTTTGAAAGATAACCAAAAATGCCCATTGATGTAATCAACATCAACAAAACAATGGCAGTTAAAAAATAATATTTTAAAGCTCGTGTTGTTGCTTTCCAGTTGTTATATAACCAAGATACTGTTACTAACTTTGCAACTTCTAATACTGCACCCATAATGATAATTGGCCAAAAAGAACCAGGAAATATCTGTGCTAAACCAATCACAGAATAAAAAGCTGCAATAGCTGAAAGTGCTAATGCAGTTAAAAGTGGAAAGATTACTTGTGTCATCCGAAAAAATCCTCGATTGAATTTTGTTTTTCTGTTTTCCAACCCATGCAATCTAAAACTACACGAATTGGTTCTAAGAAAGCTTTATCAAACTGTACATCATAGTCAATGAATTCTTGTAAATCCAATTCTTTCGGTAATCGTTGTGGAAAACTAATTACCATATCTTTGACTGGATTTGGCATTTTAAGATAAGCAAACTTCAATTTTTCGCCTTCTTGGATCATAGGATACTTATTCTCCAGTCCCAAACGCTTTAGGTGAAAATTATAAAGAATTGCACCTTTTACATGAATTGGTGTGCCTTTCTTATACAATGTTACTGAATCGGAGTATTGTGCGATGCCATTACAACCTCTTGGTGATGAAATATCTTCTGGTGGTAATTTATTAAATTCATCACGGAAATTAGCAACAAACTTATGCACATCTTCTTCTGTTCCCATCATCATCAGATTCAAAACTTTTTTCATCTTCTCACGGATAACGGAAGGCGTAGATGATTTAACCATTTCCAAACCCATTACTTTGAGTTTTGGTTCTTTATACACAACACCTTCATTGTTATACACATTCAGCGCATAGCGTTTCTTGGCAGTCCACAAACCTTTGTCTGCCAATGCTTCACGTTTCATTTGCATTTTTTGTGAGTGGGCGTGGACATAATCAGCAAGCTCTTGATAACTTTCGTCAATAAAAGGTTGTATTTTATCTTCACAGACCTTGTCCATGAAGGTGATAATTGAATTAGTGTCCGTCTTTTCTTTATACACTTTATCAACGAGTTCACCAAGACGAAGGTAAATCGAATCTGTATCTGAGGCGATAACATAATCTTTTTCCGTTTTCAATAATTTGTTCATAAACTGATTGAGTTTTTTCTCAATCCAACGAATACTTAATTGGCCTGCTTGTGTAACTGCCAATGCCTGACGCAAATCATAGAAACGAAAATATTGTGATCCAAGAGCACCGTAAGCGGAGTTTAATGAAACTTTTTTCGCAAGTTGTAGATTATTATACCGTGCAATTAGTTTTTCTAACTCCGCTTTTTTCTTCTTATCAGTTTCAACTTGATAATCTTGCTGAGCTTTAATCATTAAATTCTTAAATTTTTTCCGATCTTCATACATTTCTTCCATCATCTTAGGAAGAAAGCCCTGTTTGCGTGTTGTAAAGTATTGACCGTTTGGTGTCAATGTAACACCTTCTAGTTTGCTTGTATCAACTTTCATGTCAAGCATTTTGTCAACATTTACGCCATCGGAAATAATACGCCGCATTTCTAATGTGTATTCGTGTGGCTCAATAATTGTTTCTGGTGAAATATTATATTGAATCAACAAATGTGGATACAGAGAATTGAGGTCAAATGATGCGACCCAATCGTGCTTGCCAACTTGTGGTTCTTTAACATATGCACCTTCAAATGCTGATTCTTTGTCTTTGCGTTCTTTTGGTGGTACAATAATCTTTTGTTCCAACAAATAACAATTAATCAATGAATCCCACATACGAGTTTGAGCAAATACATCTTCAAAATTCGTTTTAGTATCATACGCCAAAGTTACAGCCAACTCAATTAATTTCAACTTATCTTCCAAATCTACGATAAGTTCTACGTCTTTAATGTTGTATTCAATAAACTTTTGGTAATTTAATTTATAGAGTTGGTGAAGATTATCATACTCTGAATAATCTAGTTTGTTTGTACCAAGTTCTACTGAGGCAATATGGTCAAGTTTATAGGACTCTTGTGACTTACCTGCAGGAGCATACCAGCGGTATAACTCAATATAATCAAGACAAGAAACGCCGAGTATCTCATATGTTGTTTGTTTTTTACCTTTAATGATTTTTTCACGCTCTGCAAGACCACCCCATGGAGATAGTTTCTTGGTCAAATCTGGCCCAAGAATTCGTTGCATACGATTGTGAAGATAGGGAATATCAAAGAATTTAATATTCCAACCAGACATAATATCTGGTGTGTTTGCTTCCCAATCCATCAGGAAAGTTTTAAGAAGGGTATATTCGTCTTGGCACTTAATATAGTCAACATCATCACGGGTATTGTCAAAATCCCCACATCCGTAAACGCTTAACCTTTTATTTAGTCTTTTCACAGCTACGGCGGTCACCGGTTCGCTGGCGGTGGCTGGGTCCGGGAAGCCGTTTTCTGACCCAACCTCAATATCGATGATGGCTATGTCAAGGTCTTTAATGTCCCAATCTATGATCCCCTTTTGAGTGTCAGCGATATAGGCATACTCAAGCCTGGTGTTCCCAAACATCTTGAAGTTTTGAACTTCTTCATACCGTTTGATGAATTCTTTAGCCTCACGGATAGAGCCAAATGATTTAGGCTCAAGCACATCTCCCTGCAACGAACGCCATTCGGTATTCTTGTTCGTAGGAAAATACAAAGTCGGAGAGTATTCGATCTTTTGTTTTACTCTCCGACCATTGTTGAGGCCTCGGTACATAATGTGATTACCGAAGCATAGAACGTGTGTGTAATACTTACTCATTCATTTTTTTGATTTTTTTTGTGTTTTTGCTTCTGGAACTTCAATACTCGAATTAGGTGTTTGATCCCACATTAATTTATTGTATTGAGCTTCAAGTGTTGCATTAGGTGTAGTGATACAAAGAACATCAGACATATTAAACTTGATGCCTGTATCGAACTCTAATGTGTATTCCAAAAAAGGTGCAAAACCTAATTGCAAACCTTCTTTAACTACCTGTTGAACAACTTGAACAGGAGCTTTGACAATAATTGTTTTGTCATCAACACAATCAACTTGAGCAAGAATTGTTTGATTACTTCTAAAGCTAACTAATTTGTTTTTCATATTTTGGTCTCCGCAGATAAAACTCCGATTGTAATCCATCTTTTAGGAAATAACATTTCTCTGCCTTGAAAATCCTTCATATCATAATTGGGATCTTGTACCCAACCAACAACCTCAACTTGATTATCAAAATCACGAAGCACCAAGTCATACTTCTCAGCTCTTGGCATTTTATGTTCAATGGCAAGTTTTTTAGCAAGTTCACGCAGATTCATTTTGTTTCCTTAAAGTCATAAAAAAAGTCATTGTTGTTTCTGGCAGAGTGTTTACTAAATTGCTCTACTGAATACAACTTTGTTGCTATTTTAAAATCTGGCATTTTAAATTCAGGCACCGTCAGAGAAGAATCAAAGAATAATGTTTTATTATTTGGTTGTGCAGCAAATTGGCCGTTATCCATTTTAATAAAATTATAACTCTTATGTTCTTCTACTGTTTCGGAAAATCCTGTATTTAAATAACCAGGGTCGTTTTGGCAAAAGTCAACTGTAAACATATATTGACCAAATTGCCATTTTCTATCTTTGTCTAAGAATTTACACTTCAACAAGCGAAGATTATCTTTTTCAATGATAGTAACATTATAACTCAAACAGTCCCATATTTGCAAGTAATCCAAAGGCAAAGTTGCATTTTTGAGGTCTGTTTGCCTTGATACAAACGCATGTATTGGGAGTTTATCGTAAAGAGCACCGTAGTTTGGTAACAGCGCCTCTATACGAAAGGCTTGATTCTTAATACACTTCAATGTCATCCAAATACAAGGTTCTAATTCTCCATGACCTTTTTCAAAGTCATAGAGAAATTCCTTTTTAACAAAGCATTGAATTGGTGGCAAATTATGTACAAGAAATGCCATCTTATTTATTTTCTTGTTGATAAGTTTCTAATGTTCTCTTAAACTTACCTGCGTGTGAACGCTCAGCTTTAGCAAGAGTTTCAAACCAATCCGCAATTTCATCAAACCCTTCATCACGAGCAGTTTTAGCCATACCAGGATACATGTCAGTATACTCATGTGTTTCACCTTCGATAGCAGACTTCAATGCTTCTTCAACAGAATGTACCTGCTCCCCTGTTGCTGGATCACCTGCACCACCTTTAAGTAAATATTCCATATGTCCGTGAGCATGGCCTGTTTCACCTTCAGCCGTATTACGGAATACATTTGCAACTTCTGGTGCGCCTTCTACATCGGCCATGTTTGCAAAATACAAATAACGGCGGTTTGCCATTGATTCACCAGCAAAAGCTTCTTTCAAACACTCAGCGGTTTTTGTTCCTGCGAGTTTCATTCTCATTCTCCTTTGTTAAGTTTTTAATAACTACTGATTTACCTACTAATTCATAATTTAATTTATCACCAACATTCCAATCCAATTCTTTAACAAGTTCTTCTGGTATTTCTAAAATTGCATCACCAAAACAATCTATTGCTAATACTTTAGCTTCATAAATCTTTGACATGATTCACCTCAATTTCGCATTTGTTTAAGAATTTTAAACCTTCTTCACTTCTATAATGACTACGAAAATAAAACCTTTTAATGCCCGCTTGATGAATAAGTTTAGCACAATCTAGGCATGGTGCGTGAGTACAAATCATGTCAGCACCATCAGTAGAGTTGGTAGACCGTGCTACTTTGGCAATTGCATTTGTTTCTGCGTGTAAAACTTCGGGTCTAGTTTTTAATATTTGACCACCATCTTCATGTTGTTCTATTAATTCTTCACAATTATTATCCCAACCGCTTGGCATTCCATTATAACCAATACCAATAATCGTGTTATCTTTTACAATCACACAACCAACTTGCAAGCGTTTAGCAGAAGATAACTGTGCATAAGCTTCTGCTGCCTTTAAGTGTGCTTGAATAAATTTTTCTTTCATTGTAGAACAACTAAAGGAACTTGTATTCTTTTCAATGCATTAGCATAAACAAAAAATGGAAAAAATCTTTCACCTAAGAAACCTGGATATCTCCATGGTAATGGTTCTGATGTGGTCTGATTCGTTGGATAAACCTCTTTACAATTTTTCCAAATATATTCTAATATAGAAAAAAATTCACTTGCATAACGAACAAATAGATCACGCCGCATAATATATGTTGTTTCAAAATTAATTATATTATTGTGTGTGAACCAATTCATGTGTTGAC